AGGACCGACGGGGCATCAAGGCCGAGAAGCGTGCCGACCGGGACTGAGGCCCGGAGCGGCGGCACGAAGGCGAGCGTGGCCTCGCTGCCGATGGGCGTCACATCCGCCGTCAGCTGATAAAGCCGCGTGGTGGCATCACTGCCCAGCTGGAAGAAGTCCCCGGCGCGCAGCCCAAGTCCCCATCCGGCCGTGCGCAGGGTTGATGATCCCGCAACCTGCGCCTCGGTGACGTAGGGATTGCCCGCCGCCAACGGCACCTCGATCGATGGATCGGGGAACAGGAACCGGCCCCGCAGTCCACCAAGGGCGGTGAAGAAGGCCGAAAGCCGCCGAGCATTAGCCCCTTGGGTCACCGCCATCTCGATCTGGTATTCCCACCACGATGCACCCCAATCTTGGATCTGGGACGTGCCGGTAAAGGGCGAGCGCGCCTCGGCGACAGACGTAACCAATCGCCGCTCGAGCGAGGTGACGAGCGTCAGCGGCAAGACAGGAATGGCCATCTCAGATCACCTGACCCCGGCGTCGCCCATCGGCCACGCTCTCTTTCGCGATACGGGCGATCTCCGGGATGGCAGCCCGAAGCCGTGCATCGATCTGCTCGGCCACACCCATCTGCGCCCCGCGCGCGTCGATGTTCACGGTTACGCCCGATCCAGTGCTGCCGCCCCGGCCATAGTTAGCCGCCTCGCGCCGGTTGAGCACCCGTTCCCCACGCTGCAGGATCGTCGGGACCTCGTCGGGGCGGAGACCCGCCCAACCGCCGGAATGCATCCGGGGGGCACCAGCGAAGGCCATCGCGGGCACCTGCCGCATATGGCCTGACAGCCCAACGATGCCGCCCGCATGCGAGACGGCCGCCGCGACGGACCCGCCACCAAAGATGCCAGAGAGCGCCGAGGCGATGGGCCCCAGCACCGCGCGCTTGAACGACAGAACCGCAAGGTCCGCCAGGATCGAGCGGACGAGGCCCTTGAAGTCGAACTTGCCGGTCTCGACGAAGCTTCGGAATGCGCTTTCTGCGCCACTGAAGGCACCGGTCAGGGTTTCGCCGAGGCCTCTGCCCCAGTTCAGGGCATCTGCGGCATAGGCTTGAAGAGATTCTGAGACCGCGCGCCACCCAGTGGCGATCCGATCCCCGGCGCTGCCCGCTGCCCCTCCTGCGCGCCCCATGGCATCCGACAGACGATCTGCTGAGGCAGTCGCCTCATCCAGCGCAGCCGCGCCTTCTTCGCCGGTGCCCGCAACGGCATCGCGAAGCGCGCCCCAGGAGACAAGCGGTGCCGTCGCGCCATTCGCGAGGTCCGTGGCGGCACGCCGGTAAATATTGGCCGTTTCCAGTGAATCCGCCGCAATGCCATCAAGGCCGAGGTCGGGGGCCGTGAGCGGGTTATCTTCGAATGCGCGCCGAAACGCCTCTGCTGCGGCTGTTCCAGCATCGGCTGAGGCGCCTTCGAAGGGGTTCGGAATATCGCCGAGACTGATTTCGCCAATCTCGCCGAAGGTCGTTTCAATGCCCACAGCGGCCAGTGCATCGCGAATGCGCCCGGTGAAGGCGTCGATCCGGCGGATCGCGCCGTTCAGCATGGCCTCGATCCCGTCGAGCATGCGGTTGGCAGCCGAGAAGACCAGGTCGCCGATCACATCCGGCAAGCGCGACCAGATTTCGCGGACGGCCAAGAGTGCACCCTCGAAGGTATTCGCCGTCGTGTTGCCAAAAGCCACGACGCTCTCTATGGCCCCAGCCATGCCGGTCGCGGCATCGGCTTTGAGATCATAAAACATGGTCGTGGCGCGCGATCCCGCGGCATTGGCGCCCATCTTGATCCGGTCCCAGACCTCGACGGCGACATCCTTCAAAAGCCGCATCGCCTCACCGAAGCTGCCTGCGCCGGAGACCAACCGGGTGAACCAATAAACCAGCTCGCCTGCGCCAACGATCAACGCGCCAATGCCGGTGCGGATCAACGCGCCCTTCAGGACCACCAGCGTGGTGGCGAGGCCTCGGACAGAGAGCGCCGCGGCGGCCATCGCCGCGACCCAACGTCCGGCGAGGAATGTGGCAAAGGTCCCGGCGTAGATCGCCAATCGGTCGAGATTGGCGAGTACCGCATCGAAGGCTCGGCTGATCGGGCTGGTCGAGACCGCCAAAGATACAAAGGCGTTGGCCGCGGCCTCCAGTGTGGGTGCTAGTGCGACAGCGATCCGGTTGCGCACTCCAGTAAACACCTGGCCGATGCTGACCAGCGCCAATTCGGATCGACGCATCGCGGCAATCGCGTCCGCATCGAGCACCGCCCCAAGCGCCTGCGCCTGTGCTCCAAGCCGGGTCATCTCCGCGCCACCGTTTTGCAAGAGCGGGATCAGCCGCGTGGCGTCGGACGCCATGGCCTCGAGATAAAAGGTCATCTCCTGTTGGCTGACGCCCGCCCGCTCGAGGCTGTCGACATAGAGTTGCAGCGATTCCGGCCCCGAGAGCCGGGCGAACTGGTCTGCCGTCACGCCCACCCTTGGCGCGATGTTCTCGAAGAAATCCGCCATAGGACCGCCGCCCGTCTGCAGGAAGTCTCCCACCCGGTCGTTCACGTCCTTCAGGATGTCTGCCAGTTTCTCTTGCTCGATCCCCACAGTGGCCGAGGCCGCCGACCAGCGCTGGAAGACCTCTGGGGTCGCATTCGCCACCTGGCTGAGTTGGCCGATTTCGTTGGCGGCGGAAACCGTCGAACGGGTCATGGCGACAACGGCACCGGCCAAGGCAGTCGCAGCAGCAGTCGCCGCGATCCGGGCCCGGCGGGCAAAAGCCGCCATGCGTGCGTTGGCCTGGTCCATCTCGCGCGAGAGACGCCCCAAGCCACGGCTACCCGCCTCGCCGACGCCTTCCAACTCGGCACGCACCTGGCGCCCACCAGTCGCGGAGAGGCGGACGGATACCTTTTTCTCAGCCATGTCGGTGTTCGATCTCTTCGTTGGTCTTGCGCACCATCACGGCCTCAATGGGAGGCAAGAGTTCCGCGATGATGAGGGGCGGGAGCCCGAGTGCGGCGCCGAGTTGCAGGGCCGCGCCCATGTCCCAGCCCAGGACAGCGCTGCCGCTCATGCCACCAGCCACCCGAACCTGTCCGCCGAGGCGCTGTACCAGATCCCAGACCTGCCAGCCTTCCAGGGTGAGAGGTTTATACAAAGTGCGCGGGCATTCCGCGCAAACGGATAGGCATGCGGCGCAATAGTCACCGCCCCCGCCGAACTCCCAGTCGGCGAGAGCGGTCAGGCGTTTTTTTCCGCATCCAGAATAAGCGCGCCTGCGATGTAGCGGGTTTGGAAAGCCTCGAAGATTGGCCAGAGTTCTAGCAGCGCGTCGATGCCCTCGGGCGTGAGAGGCAGTGGCTTGCCGTCTTCATCGCCCACGCCTTCCCAATCCTTCACGACGATGCGGGCAACGGCCTTGGCCACGATGCGCGCGAGGTCATCGTTGGAGGCGCTGCCTCCAGAATCTGCTGCTGCTGCGATGATCGTCGGATCGCTCCGTGCGGCCAACATGATGGCGGTGGTCAGCGGCTCCACCAGCAGGCGAACGCCATGACCCAAGTCGAGCCAGCGCGGCTCAGTAGAGAGATTCAATCGCAACATGGTCAGTAAACCTCGCGGGCGTTGGTCAGGGTGACGGTGCACATCCGGCCCACGACGGGATCGCTGGCCGCCTGCCAATCAAAGGTGGCCTGTACACCTTGCGGGCCCGAGATCTCGATCCGCGGGCGTGGAAGGTAAACAGCGTGGGCCGTAACGGTCAGGCTCTCGCCGGTTGCCAGCGTGTAGGAGAACTCAAGCTCGCAGGCCTCGCCGTTGATCGCCTGTTGCACCAGCGTCTGATCAGCGAAGCGGACAACGACATTGCCGGTCAGGGCCGCAATGGACGGGTCTGCGCCATCGATCTTGCCGTCGGCCCGGATCGTCTCGATGCGGTCGAGGTTGTTGGCATAGGTCAGGTCGGCGGAGACCACGTTACCGATGTTCGCCCCATTCCGGGTGATCGCTCCGTTGAAATGCCCGAAGCGTTTCAGCGCGATGTTTGCGGGCGTGCCTGCCGCGTTGCTCGTCGCGATGGTCTCGCCCTGCGCCACAATGCTGGTCGTGGCCGTCAGCAGCCCAGAGCGCGCCATCTGCCAGTTCAGGCTATCGACCATACAGCCGGAATACATCGCATAGCGCGGCACCTCGGGCATCCCGGTTTCGACCGAGAACGACGGCAGCGCCCAGTTTCCTGAGCGGAACTCATGGCTATAGTGCGCTTCCGCGCCCGTGGTCATGGGCGCCCCAAACGCAGCCTTCAGCCAGAAGCCGAAAGCCTCAGCATCAATCGGGATGACCACATCGCCATCCGCCGTCACTGCATCCTTGATCGGGGCCTGCGGATCGCGGCCATAGCCCAGCAGTTCCGATGTCTGCAGCGGTTGCTCTGCCCCCAGCGTCGTGCTGGCAAAAGGCATCTTGGTGTAGCCGCTCGCAGGCGACGTGCCATAAGTCGTCTCGAACGCAAGCGCCATTTGCGCCCGCGCCCCTTGGGCTCGTGCCATGGTGATACTCCTTGAATTGGTCTCGTCAGCCCAGTGCGTCACTGGTCGCGTAGTGGAGGGTGATCGGAATGATTCCGGCTTTCAGAGAGGCGGCGCCCTGGACTGGAAGATCGACAGGTTCAGCAGCCTCCGGCTCGACCCAGTCGCATAGACCTCGCAAAGTTCGGTCTGCGGCGATTACCGCGCCGATCTGAGCGACAAGTGCGTCGAAAAGGGCGTCCCGATCCGTTGCTGATTGCACGATCATCTCGAGTTCAGCCCGATGCTGAAAATGATAGGTCAGCGGCGACAACGTCACGCCCGGTTCGCCCGGGGTGCCGTCGCGCAAGATCATGAGACCTGCGGGCGGGATGCGTTCTGGCAAGACTTCCCCGCGCAGAACTGGCACATGCGGGATCGTCCTGAGCAGGTCCGCCAGGGCGGTCAGGATGGTTTCGCGGGTGGTGGGCATTGAGTTTTTTCTCAGGGGCGACTAGGTCGATGTACGCACTGCGCGGAGGTAATCGCTCCCGCTAGAGGAGGCCTGACCATGAGCGCATCTGAAGTTACTGTTCGCGAAATTGTGGCGAATAAATTTGATCTCAGCGTGGAAGAACTCTCGCACGAGACCTCTTTCATTCAGGATCTTGACGCTAACAGCCTCGATAAAGTTGAGCTGATCATGCTCTTCGAAGAAGCATTTCAGCTCGAAATTATGGATGCTGAGGCCGAAGAAATCGTTACCGTCGGTGACGCAGAGACATTTGTCGAAAGAGCGTTGAACGCTAAACGTTAAGCTGTTTCATCCAGTTCGCCACGATCAATCCTGGTATCGCTGCCTGCGCGCGTTCGGCGTCCCGCGCCAGAGACAGCCGTTTCGAAAGCTTTACTTGCGGCACCAAGAGGAAAATCGGCACCGTGCTCTGTCCACGCCCAGTCTTGGATCGTGATGCCACGCCCAGCCCACGGCTGTTCAGCCGCCCGTCGGCAACGAGCAGGCTTGGACCGCCCCGCCGATAGACAAACCGAAGGCGCAACCCGCGCCGCCTTTCCCATTCGCCGGGCGTGAGCGCCTTGCCGCGCGTGCCCTTACCGGCCGCTGGCGTTGGGATGGCAAGCCAGAAGCCGTCCTTTGAACGGATCAGTGGGCCCGTGTCATGCGCCCCGATGATCTGGGGTGCGTTGGACCAGACCAGCGCGGCCGCCTCGAGGCTTTCGCCCGCAGCGGGATAGGTCTTGGACCTGATCGTGTTGGCAAGCCGCTGTCCAAGGCGGGCGCGCGTGATCTGGGCGCGCCAGTCGGATTTGAGACCCGCGCCTGCAACGCGCATGGCCTTGGTCACGGCCCTTTCGCCAGCGAGGATTTCGGCGCGCATCGCGGTAACGATGTCACCGGTGACTGAGAGGTTGAGTTTCATCAGAGCCTGTAGGAACGCTTTTGCATGGTGAAAAACTTGCGTTGTTGCGTGAGTGCATGGGGAGTTTAAGCTTTCCCAAGGAAAAAGCCTTTGGAGCCACTGATGCAGCCCCCTTACATTGTATTTGAATTGAATTTCATGCCAGGGCTTCTCAAAGAGCCAATCGTGCTCACGCCACAGAACACAAAATGGGAAGTCGTAATCCGATCGCTCCAACGCATTGGTGTTTCAGATTGGCGAAAGCAATACGATAATCTCGAAGTTTGTGATGGATTTTCCTGGTCGTTGAAGATCAATACTCCCCAGCTCAAGCTAAGGTCATCAGGCTCGAACGATGCCCCGGATACCTTTGAAAAGGTTAGAGAGCTTATTGAAGCAGCTGCGGCCGACGATTGATGCTGTCGCTCGGACAGGTTTCATGTTTCAAGCCAGTGATACTGTTATTGTCCAGATCAAGCGCTCCCGATCGCGGATCGGCTCGCCTTGGATCAGGAAGGTTTCGTCTCCAATGAGGATCTGTTCATCGGGGCGGGGCGCGGGGAGTTCCGAGACGCGCACATCAAAGCGCATAGTCTCTGACACCAGACGCGCGGCCCCAAACGTGG